GATGGCTCAGTTTGGTTTACAGATACAAGAAATTACCACACCGTATTTAATGGTGGGGAAGAAAATAGAATACATTTAGTGGCTACTTATTTGGGTGAGGTTGATCCATTAATAAGAGCTGGTTTATAGGAGAAATAAAATGGGAAAACAAGTTAAAAAACACGGATATAGCTGTAAGTTAGTCAGAGTAGTTGATGGCGATACTTGTGACGCTATGATTGACCTAGGATTTGATACTTGGGTTAAAAAAAGAATCAGATTCATGGGTGTAGATACTTGGGAATCAAGAACAAGAGACCTTAAAGAGAAAGCAAAAGGTTTAGCTGCAAAAAGATTCACTAAAGATCTACTTACAGAATCAGATGATGGTAAATTTTCAATTATATCTCACGGGGTTGGTAAATATGGTAGAGTGTTAGGTGAATTGTTTGTAAAAGGTCACGAAACATCAGTAAATCAATTGTTAATAGAAAATGGTCATGCTTACGAATATGATGGTGGTAAGAAAAAAGTATTTGGGAGTTAAATATGTGGGATAAAATAAAATGGATTGTTATTAGTTTAATAATAGTTTGTATGTTTTACTTAAACTATCAGACAGAACAACAACTCAAAGATAGAATTGATAGAATAGATGTAGAGTCAAGTCACCACAGAACTGATATCATTGGTTTAAAGAGTGATTTAGAAGCATTTGGTGTTACAATGACATTTCATAGAAATGAAATTAATATAGCTAACAAACTATTTCAGAAAGACCTTGTTGAAGATATAGAACACGAATTAGGTATGATGGAATCTAAACTTAAAATGTTAGACGATAATTTTGAATATTTCAAAACAGAATATAGTATGAAAGAACAGATGATTAGAGAGAACATTTTTAACATCACATCTATAGCAGATACTATACGAGTTGATGATAAAAAGGGAAGACAAACACTACAAGAACAGATAAACCAATTAAGGTTAGAGTTCGATGAGTTAATTCAGAAGTTAGAAGAACATAAAAGAACTAAGGACATCTTTCAATAAAAGCTTGTAAAAAACAAATAAAGGTTGTATATTAAAGTATGTATCAGAACATTTTCGTTAAGAGGAATAAAACAGGTGTAGAAGTTCATCTGTGGGATGACAAAAAGGGTTATCAAAAACACAATCATAAATCTTATGCTTACATAAAATCTCCAACGGGTACATATCGTTCTCTATATGGTGATAAATTAAAGAAAATAACATATTGGACCGAAGATGATTTACAAAATGGTAGAGTATTTGAATCTGATGTTCCATTAGAAACAAGAATTTTGGTTGACCAATATAGTGATACCGATGAGGTATCTGAGGGTAATAAAGAGGTATATTTTGATATTGAGGTTGAAGTAAAGGATGGTTTTCCAGAACCAGCAAAAGCTGAAAATAAAATTACAGCAATAGCTCTTTATGATAAGACGATGGATAGTTATTATTGTTTTATTTTAGGTAATGTTTCAAATAAACAAAAAGAAAATGTTAGAATAGAATCATTTCAATCAGAGGAAGAATTACTACAAAGGTTTTATCAAAAGTATCTTGAAATCAATCCAACTATATTGAGTGGTTGGAATATTGATGGATTTGATATCCCTTATTTATATAATAGAACTAACAGAGTTTTAGGGCAACAAGTTGCTAATTGTTTGTCACCAATTGGTATTGTAAATTATAATGAAAGACAAGGTAGATATAAAATAGCTGGTGTATCTTCTTTAGATTATCTTAAATTGTATCGATTATTTACTTATACTCAAGAATCTTCATATCGATTAGATTACATTGGACAAAAAGAGGTTGGACTAGGTAAGATAGAATATGAAGGAACATTACAGGATTTATATGAAACAGATATAGATAAATATATTGAATATAACTTAAATGATGTTATTATTGTTAAAAAACTTGATGACAAATTAAAGTTTATTGATCTGGCTAGAGGTGTTTGTCATGTTGGTCATGTTCCATATGAAGATGTATTTTTTAGTAGTAGATATTTAGAAGGTGCTATGTTAGTTTATATGAAAAAAATAGGGGTAGTTGCTCCTAATAAACCATTGGGTGCCAGAATGAAAAAAGATGATGAAAAGTTTACAGGTGCTTATGTTAAAGATCCTAAACCTGGTTTGTATGATTGGGTATTTGATTTGGATTTAACATCTATGTATCCTTCAGTTATTATGTCATTAAATATATCACCTGAAATGAAATTGGGAAAGATTCATGAGTGGAATGTTGAAGATTTTTTAAAGGGTAATAAAAGAGATTACAAATTTATAAAGGATGGAAAAGTAAAAGGAGATATCAGCTATAATAAAATTTATAAGATATTTAAAGAACAGAACATATCAATTTCATCTAATGGTGTATTATATCGTAATGATAAGAAGGGTTTGATACCTGTATTATTAGAAAAGTGGTTTGATGAGAGGGTTGAATATAAAAGATTGATGAAGAAATATGGTGAAGAGGGTGATGATGAGAAGCACGGATATTTTAAAAGAAGACAACATGTTCAGAAGATTGTTCTTAATTCACTCTATGGTGTGTTAGGATTACCTGTATTTAGATTCTATGATGTGGATAATGCAGAAGCTACAACTTTAACAGGTCAAGAGTTAATTAAATTTACAGAAACAATAGCAAATCATTATTATAATAATAAATTAGAAGATAAAGAGGATTATTGTATTTACACGGATACAGATTCAGTATTTTACTCAGCCATTCCATTAGTTAAAAAAGATTATCCTAATGCTGATTTAGATGATGATAAGTTTATGACGGAGAAGATATTAGAAACTGCTAAGGTAGTACAGGATTATATTAATAATGGTTATGATTATTTTGCAAGAAAATTTTTGAATGTAAAAAATGGCCATAGGTTCGATATTAAACAAGAGTGTGTGGCTAAGTCAGCGTTTTGGGTTACTAAGAAAAGATATGGACAATGGATTATCAATGATGGTGGATTACCTTGTGATAAACTTGATGTAAAAGGTTTGGATATTGTTCGTAGTTCATTCCCACCAGCTATGAGAAAACTAATGACACAAGTTCTCAAAGATATTTTAGGGAATGTGGATAAAGATGAGATTGATGAAAAGATATTAAAGTTTAAGAAATTAATGAAGACAGCTGATATTCAAGATATTGCTCTTCCGACAGGTGTTAAGAATTTAAATAAGTTTGCTGATAAGAGAAGAGTTGGTGGAGTTTATGGTAAGGGTGGTGTGTTTACTCCAATGCATAAAGGTACTCCTGTACATGTTAAGGCTGCTTGGGTTTATAATGATTTACTAAAACATTATGGATTGAATAATGTTGAAAAGATAAAGAATAGTGAAAAGATTAAATGGATATATTTAAAACAAAATCCATTAGGTGTATCACAAATTGCTTTTAAAGGTTATGATGATCCTCCTGAAATTATGAAATTTATTGAAGAAAATATAGATTATGATAAACTGTATGAAAGTGCATTACAGAAGAAAATTAGAGTTTTTTATGAAGCATTAGATTGGGATATGCCTGTTGATAAAGCAAATACATTGGAAAGATTTTTTTAAAAAATGCTTGACTTATATGGTAGAAGTGTTGTATATTAAAGAATATTATATTATAGGAGAAAAAGATGCAAAAAAGTAAGTTAGATAGATTCATTCAAAAATACAATTTGGGTGGAAATGTTAATAGTGTAAAGTGGAAATCAAGTGGTGATACCTTGACAACTTCATTTGTTACACCTGATAAATCTTTATTAGGTAATGTAAAGGTTGAGAAATTCCCATTTGAAGATGCCGAACTTGGTGTATATCAGACAGATCAATTAAAAAGTCTGATTGGTGTTTTAGGTGATGATGTGTCATTAGATGTTTCAAGAGCTGGTGACAAGGCTTATTCACTTAAAGTTAAGAATGGTCCAATTTCGGTTGATTATGTATTAAGTGATTTGTCTGTAATCGCAGACCCACCAGCACTTAAAAGATTACCTGAATTTGGAACACAGATAAAGTTAGATAACAATTTTATCAATACTTTCATCAAAGGTAAAGGTGCTTTGAGTGATGTTGATACATTTACAATTATTAATGGTGCTAATGGTTGTGAAGTTGTGATTGGTTATTCATCAACAAATACAAATCGTGTGAATATTCCAGTTGAAACAACATCAAATGATTTAACAGAGCCTGTAACATTCAATGCGAATCTTTTTAAAGAAGTGTTAGTTGCAAATAAAGAATGTTCTTCAGCAGTTCTTGAAGTTTCAAATGAAGGTTTGGCTAAAGTAAACTTTAAGGTTGATGACTATGATTCTACATATTATGTAGTTGCGATGCAGGATGTTGATTAGTGAAAAGTTATTACAAACTAGAAGTACCAGCTGGAACTTATACATCTAATTCATTGTTGAGTTTATTATGGGAAGTATTTAAACATAGATTATGGCACTTACTGAAACATAAAAGATGGATGGATTAATGAGTAAAAAAGTATATAAATTCAAACGAAAGAATCTGATAAGTTGTACGGGAGTACCATTCAGAACTTTAGTTTGGAATTATTTCTGTTGGTTTTTAGCAGGTAAACCTAAAATGAAAAAGCAGGAGATTAAATGAGTCATAGTTTGTGGGTAGAAAAATACAGACCAAAGGACTTATCAACTTACATCGGTAATGAGCATCTTAAAAGTAAGGTGGGAGTATATCTTGAATCAGAAGATGTACCTCACCTATTACTTTATGGAAGAGCTGGTACTGGTAAAACAACATTAGCAAAGATTATTACAAATAATATTGATTGTGATATGATGTATATCAATGCTTCTGATGAAAACAAAGTTGATGATGTCAGAAACAAAATCAAAACATTTGCTTCATCTGTTGGTTTCAAATCCTTGAAAGTTATCATACTTGACGAGTGTGATTATCTTACACCAAATGCACAAGCTGCATTGAGAAACCTAATGGAAACATTCTCAAAACATTGTCGGTTTATTCTTACTTGTAATTATGTAGAAAGAATAATCGATCCAATTCAATCAAGATGTCAATCATTCAAAGTTGTACCACCAAAACGAGTTGATGTTGCTAGACATTTAGTTCATATATTAGAAGATGAAAAAGTTAAATATGAATTAGATGATATAAGATTGATTACAGATACAAGTTATCCTGATATTCGTAGAGTTATCAATTCAGCACAAAGACAAGTTGTAGATGGTAAACTAAAGATTGATACAAATTCAGTAATTCAAAATAATTATAAGATACAGTTATTAGAAATGTTAACTGATAAAGAAGATCATAATAAAGTAAGACAATTAATTGCAGATAATTCTGTAAGTGATTATTCAGAATTATATAGATTATTATATGATAAAGTTGATATTTATGGTGATGGAAAACAGGCAGAGTGTATATTCATTATTGCAGAAGCTCAATATAGAGATACAAATGTAGTTGATAAAGAAATTAATTTTATGGCAATGATAATAAAATTATTAAAAATTTTATAACAGGAGAAGAAAAATGACAATGGTACCAGGAAAAGATGGTGTCACATTAGATAACATCGATTTAACACACGCTAAAGACATTGAATGTGAAAAATGTCAAGGTAAAGGTTTCAGACAAACGATGATGTTGAAAAGATTATCAGCACTTGTTTCACCTAATGGTCAAGAAGCTATAATTCCAGTAGCAGCATTTGCTTGTGATTCTTGTGGACATATAAATCAAGAATTCCAAGAAGCAGATATAAAGTCAGTATAATGCCTTTCTATACCTTCAAATGTCCTTCTTGTAAGAAAAAAAAAGAAGTATTACAAGGTATGAATGATAAACCACCGACTTGTGATGGTGTGGAAATGAAAAGAATATTTACAAGTATTGGAAAACCACAATTTAAAGGTAGTGGATTCTACGAAACAGATTACAAAAAGAAGCCAGGTTGAAAAATATAGGAGCTATCAGTATGATAGATTATAAAAAATATATAGAAGAATATAAAGACTTTCCAATTGAGGGTATAAACTACCTTGATATGAATCCAATATATAAAGACGGACAATTGAGAGGTCGTTTAGTAGAGGATTGTATTCAACATATAAAAGGATTTGATTTTAATTACATTGGTGTGGTCGAATCGAGAGGATTTCTTATAGGTTCAATTATTGCACATGAACTACAAAAAGGTTTAGTTCTTTTGAGGAGTAAAAAGAATAGATTACCTGGTAAAACTCACACTGTTGAACATAAATTAGAATATGGTGAATCAATTGTTCAAGTTCAAGAGGGAGAAGGTAAAGTTTTAATTTTTGATGATGTATTAGCTACTGGTGGTACTGCTAAAGGTTCTATTGATGTACTGAAACAGGCAGGTTATACACCAATAGGGGCTTTATTTTTAGTAGAATTAGAATTTTTAAAACCTGAATTAAGTGTACCATATGTCAGTGTAATTAATTATGAATAAAGACGATATATTAATAGTATGTGCTCTTAAGGAAGAGACACAGGATAAACTAGATGGGTGGAATGTAATTTACACTGGTTGTGGTAAAGTAAATGCTACATATGAATTGACAGCGGAATTATTTTTTCAGAAGAAAATATCTAGATTACCTAAATTAGTTATAAACTTTGGAACTGCAGGTAGTGATAATATATCAATACATCAATTAGTAGATTGTTCAAAATTTATACAGAGAGATATGGACGCTAGTGGTTTAGGATTTCCAAAAGGAATAACACCATTTGAAGCTAGTCCTTATCAAACTATACCACCTCTAGATCCATCTGTAAAATCACTTGATTTTTCTTATGTTAAAAATCCAATAGGTAAGAAATATACTTGTGGTACAGGTGATAATTTTGTACAAGATGTGTCCAAAGAATTATCTGATATCGATGTTTTTGATATGGAAGCCTACGCTTTAGCAAAAACTTGTTGGAAAGCCGATATAGATTTCGTAAGTTTTAAGTATATAACAGATAATGCAGATGAAAAATCTCCACATGATTGGTTAGAAAATTGTGATAAGGGTGTAGAGGAATTTAAAAAGGTATTAGAACATTATGTCAATTATTGAGTGGATGAATCAGATACTACTTAAAAAAGAGCCTTGGGATTCATTTTCTGAGTCTGATCAAAAATCATTTAATCCATTTATAGTTAATAGATTTTTATCAATGGACTCAGATTTTATAGAATTGGTAAATGGATTTCAAAAATTTTCAATAGGATTATTGGAAAATAGAGAAATTTATAAATGGTATTGTGATATATTACCAAAGGGCAAGAGATATAATAAATACATAAAAAAGAAAAAAGATGGAAAGTATGATGAGGAATTAATAAACATCTTGTGTAAATATTTTGAATGTAGTAAATTACAATCAATAGGTTATCTTGAGTTAATAGATAAAATTGAACTAGAAAGTATACTTAAATTATATGGAACAGAACCCAAAAAAATTAAAAAATACCTTAAAGTGTGAGGTTTGTGGTTCAAAATTTGAATGTGAAATAGCAAATGGTAAAAATAAATGTTGGTGTTTTGATTACCCAAATATTTTACCAATAAAATCTAATAAATGTATATGTAGAAAATGTATAGAGGAGAAAATAAATGATAAGAACGGCTGAGTGTATAACACCAAAACATCCAGATAAAATTTGTGATAGAATTTCAGATGCAGTACTAGATGCATGTTTAGAACAATATCCAAATTCAAGAGTAGCAGTAGAAACTTGTGGTGGTCATGGAGAAGTATTTGTTACAGGAGAAGTAACAACAAATGCAGATTTAGACATACCATCAATTGTAAAAAAAGTTGTTGGAGAGACAATTGAAGTTAGATATAATATAGTACATCAGAGTAATTTCATAGCACAAGGTGTTGACACTGGTGGTGCTGGTGATCAGGGAATTATGGTTGGATATGCTTGTAATGAAAATGAAGAATATATTCCACAAGAATTATATTTAGCTAGACAATTGTGTAAAAGAATTTATCAATCATATTCATTCGATGGTAAAACACAAATTACTCTAGAGGATGGAAAAATAAAAACAGTTGTAGCGAGTTTCCAAAATGCACCAAAAGAAGCATTAGAACAGATAATAACTGAATGGTTAAATTATAAAACAGAAGGTGTTGAGATTCACTGTAATCCAGCAGGTGATTGGACACAAGGTGGATTTGATGCAGATGCTGGTGTAACTGGTAGGAAACTTGTAGTAGATAATTATGGTCCACGAGTACCAATCGGTGGTGGAGCATTTAGTGGTAAAGATTCATCTAAAGTTGATAGAAGTGCAGCTTATATGGCTCGTAGAATTGCAGTTGATTTATTAAAAGACAATGACGCTGAAGAAGTATATGTTTATCTTGCATATGCAATTGGTTACGATAAACCGGTTCAGGCTACTGCAATTATTGATGGAAAAGAAGTTGGTGTAGTTGGTTATGATTTATCACCAAATGGTATTATCGATGAATTGGAATTAAAAGAACCAAAATTTGAAAAGACAGCTGAATGGGGACACATGGGAACAGGACAATTATGGGGATAAGTAATAAAATAATAAAAATAGATGATGTAGAAGGTGCTGTTTATGAGATTGATGATTGGAAACCTCAACAAGTAACAAGTGTAAAGGATCATTTTACAGAAAAATTAAGAGAATTAAAAGATGCTTATGAGGGACTTGTTGAGGATTTTAATTGGAATAAAATTATCTACGATAGTGAAATGTTATTTAAACCGGTTATGGGTAGAGAATACCATTTATATCAAAGGTTGGAAAATAATCCAAATGGTACAGGAACAAGATTTATGTCATTAATAAGTGGAGATGAATGGGGTGATGATATTTCAAAATATGATATAAACTATATTGGTACTTTTAAACAAGATTCAACACAAAAATGGAATCATATAAAATTATCAGATAACTATGAGGGAATAGAAAATGAAAAAGAATAAACAATTAGAGTTATTTCCAGAATTAAAATATGGAAAGCCAGGGGCTTCTTATAGAAAACGAATGGAATTAGAATATCAAATAAAAAAGGTAGTAAAAAATGTCACAAAAAAAACTATATAATGATATAGACTCATCAGTGTTAAAATCTATACCTAATCCAGAAAAGGTAAAACCTTATGAGGTAAAGATAAAACAACCTGAAGTTACATTTTTAGGAGTATATAATCAACCAGATTTTGCAACATTATATATTCTTATGTATCCAAATGGTAGAATTGTAGAGTTAAAATCATTAAAAGAATACTTACAACAATATAGAGATGTGGTAATATCATATGAAAGATTATTGAATCAAATATATGACCACATGAAAGAGGTTTATACACCTCAAAGATTGAGATTAGTTTTGGATTGTAATCCAAGAGGTGGAATTTCATCAAGGTTAACAATTGACAGTGATTGGGACGCACTTGGTGGTGAAGATAAATATAAAAACTGGAGGGAAGATACATGGTAAATGTAAAAACATATGCATACGGGTTTCCGAGAATCGGAAAAAATAGAGAATATAAGAAATCTATAGAAAATTTTTGGAAGAAAAAAATCACCCAAGAAGAATTATTTTCTGAATTAGATTCTATAGAAACAACAAACACAGAAATTTATGATAACCATGTTGATTCTCACCCATCAAATGAGATGACTATGTACGATTCGATGTTGGATACAGCAATATTAGTTGGAAAACATAAACCTGGAAACTACGATGAATATTATGAATTATGTCGTGGTAAGAATGCTTTGGAAATGACTAAATGGTTTAATACTAATTATCATTATCTTGTTACAGATTTTTCAGATTGGGATGAACCGGAGTTTTCTCATCAGACAAATTTTAAATTAAAAGGTGAATCACCTTACCTAGTAGGTCCTTTTACTTTTCTAAAATTATCAAAGGGTATTCCAAAAGAAAAATTTAGAAAGTTTGCAATTCAATTGTCTATGGTTTATAAAACTATTTTAGAAGAATACAAAACAGTTCACATAGATGAACCAGCATTTGTAATGGATTTAACTGAAGAAGAAATAGATCTCATAAAAGAAATGTATAACATATTGGCAACTGCAAATCCAAATATAAACTTATTTACTTACTACGAAGATGTTGATTGGTTGGAAGATTTTGTAAAATTACCAGTTAATGGATTTGGTTTAGATTTAGTAAATGGTCAGAACAATTACAAAAAACTTTTAAATGTAGAATTTCCAAAGGGTAAGACTTTGTTTTTAGGACTTGTCGATGGTATAAATGTGTGGAAAACAGATATAAAAGATGCAATAGATAAGATTGAATCTCTATCTGAATTGACAGATAATATTTTTGTTACAAATGCAACACCATTGTATCATCTACCAGTGACTTTAGAGAATGAAGAAAATCTACCACAATATCTTTACAATAGTTTATCATTCGCAACTGAAAAACTTGAAGAATTAAGTGCAATTAAAAATAGAGATTCTATTGGGTATACAAGACACAATGGTGAGTGGAATAATATGGTTTCAGATAGAGTTGGTAATCTTACAGACGATGATTTTGTAAAATCTCTTGATGTTGTTGAAAGAAGAAAACTTCAAGATGAAATTCTTAATTTACCAGAATTACCAACGACAACAATTGGAAGTTTTCCTCAAACTAAAGAGGTTAGGGTAAATAGATTACATCATAAAAAAGGTAAAATCTCTACTGAAGAATATAATGGTAAGGTTGATAATTTTGTGAAAGATGCTATTGAGTTCCAAGAAGATTTGCAATTTGATGTTCTTGTTCATGGTGAATCCGAAAGAAGTGATATGGTTGAACATTTTTGTCAAAGGATGGATGGAATGTCATCTACTGATAATGGTTGGATTATATCTTATGGGACAAGATGTTATAGACCGTCTATAATTCATGGTGATGTTCACAGGCCAGACCCAATGACAATTAGAGAGATTGAATATGCACAATCACTAACAGATAAACCTGTCAAAGGAATGTTAACAGGGGCAGTTACTATAATGGCTTGGGATTTTGTGAGAAAAGATATTCCAATTCAGAATGTAGCTTATCAAATTGCATTGGCTCTTCAAGATGAGATTCGTGATTATGAGAAGGCAGGTATTAAGATGGTACAAGTAGATGAACCTGCGTTTAGAGAATTAGTTCCAATTAAAAATAGAGATAGAGAAGAATATTTTGATTGGGCTATAAAATCATATAATTTATCTGTGAATACAAATCCAGAAACTCAAATACATTGTCATATGTGTTATTCAGAATTTAATGAGATTGTCAATGAGATAAACCAATTAGATTTTGATGTAGTTTCAATTGAGTGTTCAAGAAGTGGTGGTGAAATTATAGAAGCATTTGAGAATATAGATTTTAAACGACAAATAGGATTGGGTGTATGGGATATTCATTCACCGGCAATTCCAACAAAAGATGATATGGTAAAAATCTTGAAGAGAGCTTTAAGAGTTATACCGAGAAGTCAATTTTGGATTAATCCAGATTGTGGACTGAAAACAAGAGGTTGGGAAGAGACAAAGGAATCAATGAAAAATATGGCACTAGCTAGAAAGGAGATGATAAGTGAATAAATTATTGATGGCAGCTATAGACCATTATCAAGCACAAAAAACAGAGGCACTGGCTCATTTAGATATATTATTTAATGATTCGGTTGGTATCGGAGAACATACAGACTTACTATCAGAAGTAAAAAAATGGACAGAAAGTTTATCACAGGCCGAAGAAAGTCTAGAAACATTGAGAAATAATTTTGAGGTAAACTAATGCCATTTGATATGGAAATGGATGAGTTCCACGATAGTATTGAATCAAAGAAAAAATATTTTGATAAATTTAAAGATATGGAGCCTTATTTCAATATAGATGAAGAAGAGTGGACTTATATAAAAGAAACTTTTTCTGAGGAAGAAATAAAAGAATCTCTTACTAAAATTCTTATGAAGTATCCACCACCTTACATGGAGATAACAGAAAAAGAATGTCTTAAAGATTATCAGAAACTAAAAGGTGTTAAATGGAATGACTTATATATCAATAAACAGTGGTTTGCTCGTTCAGAGTATGATTGGGATAGAAATAATAATCTAATAAAAAGATTAAATGTAGGTAACAAATCTAGTAATTATTTTCAACAGAAAAATAGATGGAGTGTAGATGGAACTGTTTCACCAGGACCTCTGAGAACTTGGGAAAATGAGAAATTTATGTACACTTTATTAGGTTCTCTTTTTTCACTCAAAGTACCAAAAGTAAATAAGTCTATATTAAGAACTAGTATATCACTGAGAAAATATATATGTTCTCAGTTCAAACCAAATGTAGCCAAAGCTATATATGACAGATACAAATGTAAGAATGTTTTAGATTTTAGTGCTGGTTGGGGTGATAGATTAGCAGGATTCTACGCGTCTGATTGTACAGAGTTTTATTTAGGGATAGACCCTAGAAAAGAAAATCACCCAATATACGAACAACAGGCAAAGTTTTATCAAAAACACTCTACTTTCTTTGAGAATGATAAAAATCATAAATTCATTTGTTCACCTGCCGAAGATGCAGACCTATCTGAGTATGAGGGAATGATGGACATCGTATTTACATCACCACCATATTTTAATGTAGAGAGATATTCTCACGATGATACACAATCTTGGGTTAGACATAAGAATATAGATGATTGGAATGAAAAGTTTTTACATGTTGCAATAAAAAACGCTTGGAAATGTCTACGAAAAGGTGGTATATTAATGGTGAACATATCTGATGTAAATGCATCAAGTGGTGGTAAAAAAGATTGGTTAAAGATTTGTGACCCAATGAATGACTATATTAACACATTTGATGATTCAGAATATGTAGAATGTTTTGGAATGGAAATGGCAAAAAGACCAAATAGTATAGGAGTAGGGACAGCACTAAATGATGAAAACAATAATGAAAAAGATAGTGAAACATTTGGTGAACCAGTTTGGACATGGAGAAAAAAATAAAGCTTGACTTTATAGCTAAAAATGTTGTATATTATAGTATATAAAAAGGAGTTATATGGAAACAACTACACTACCAGACGGTAGTTTAAAACACACCTTAGAGGGATGGATAGGTATACAGAATCCCAATCAATCAATTATTAAAACAAAATGGCGTAGAACTGATACTCAATATTGGACAATTAATGGTTATACTGTTACTCGTGACAATGAGGGTAAAATGACTTGTCAGTGTAAAGGTTACAAATTCAGAAAACATTGTAGACACATCACGGAAGCTAAGAATGGGTAAAATATCATATAGTCAATTATCAATGTATAACGAGTGTCCACTTAAATGGAAACTAAACTATGTTGATAAGTTATCATTATCAGAATCAAATATATATCTGATATTTGGTACTGCAATGCATGAGGTATTACAGACATATCTTGAAGTTATGTACAATGATACGATTAAAAGAGCTGATATGTTAAATCTTGAAAAGATGTTACGAGATAAGATGATTGAACAATTCAAGATAGCAGAGGAAACTGATGGTAAACCACCTTGTAATAAAGAAGATATAAATGAGTTTTTTAAAGATGGTTGTGATATACTTGATTTCTTTAAGAAGAAAAGAGGACAATATTTTAGTAGGAGAGGGTATAAATTAATTGGTTGTGAAGTACCAATTGAGGTAGACTTAGAGAAGAATATTAAAATAGTTGGTTATCTTGATATAGTTATATTAGATGAGATTACGGATAGAATAAAAATATATGACATCAAAACATCTACTATGGGTTGGAACAAATGGCAAAAGAAAGATGAGAATAAGACTCAACAACTATTATTATATAAAAAGTTTTATTCAGAACAATACGACCATCCAATTGATAGAATAGATGTAGAGTATTTTATTGTCAAAAGAAAATTATGGGAAAACTTAGATTTCCCACAGAAGAGAGTACAGAAGTTTGTACCTGCAAATGGAACACCAAGTATAAACAAAGTATCTAGAAGATTAGATGTGTTTTTAAACGAAGCATTTACAGATACCGGTGAACACAGAATTGATATGATTGCAACACCAAGTAAGAAGTCTTGTAGATTTTGTGAATTTAATCAAACAGAATATTGTAGTCAGGGGGTAAAATGAAAGTAGTAGCAACGAGTGGTTATTTTGATCCAATACATGTAGGACATCTTGAATGTTTAGAGAAAGCATCAAAATTAGGTGATAAGTTAATAGTCATAGTGAATAGTGATTTACAAGCAAAACTTAAAAAGGGTGAATCATTCATGAAAGAAGAAGATAGAATGAAAATTATATCAACATTAGATTGTGTTGATGAAGTTTTTCTATCTATTGATACGGACAAATCACAATGTGAATCTCTCAGACATATAAAACCAGATATATTTGCAAAAGGTGGGGATAGAACTAGTGATGAAATTCCTGAATCAAAAGTATGTAAAGAATTAGGTATAGAAATAATTGATGGGTTGGGTAAAAAGATTAGGTCTTCTTCTGATTTGACTGGATTAAAAGAAAAAAATATGAAATTCCTAACTAGGAAATTAGTTACACATGAAGATTTGAATCCAAGAGGTTATCTACATGGTGGTCAATTACTCAAGTGGATTGATGAAGAAGGTGGGATACATGCTGGATTGGAATTGAATACAGGACTTATAGTTACAAAGATGATTTCAGAAATAGATTTTAAATTTCCTGTTATACTTGGTGATGTTATAGAGATTGGAATGAAAACATTAGAAATAGGACAAACATCATGTACTTTGTCTTGTGAAGTTAGGAGTCTTCATGCAGATAGACCAGTATTAACAATAGATAAAATAGTATATGTAAGAGTAAACAAATATGGATTACCTAAAGGTCATGGGTGGATGAGTAGGGGTGATTAAATGAAAATTGCCATCATAGGAAGTAGAAGATACGAAAACAAAAAGAAGATAAAAGATTTTGTATTTAGAATCAAAGAACAATATGGTAATGATACCATAATAGTGAGTGGTGGATGTAAACAAGGTGCTGATAGATATGCTAAAAAATATGCATTAGAGTTAGGATTACAATACGAAGAGTATCCACCATTTCACGAAGTACATAATTTATATTGTCCATTACCATCATCAAGATATGATAAACCATATAGTACAAAATACTTTTTTGCGAGAAATAAGATAATCGCAGGTACATCTGATTTTATAGTAGGGTTTATTCCTGAAGGGGTGGAAGCAAACGGAACAATGAATACTATAGATTATGCTAAAAAATTTGATAAAAAATATGTAATAATTAGTTAGTTTTTTTATATTTTATATATGTATATATAGATATACAATGGAGATAAATATGAAAGACTCAAAATTAACATCAGTAAAAGTTATGGATAGTTTGTATCAAAAATTTAAAATAGAAACTATAAATACTGAAATGAACCTACAAAAATTGACAAATCGTTCAATGTATTTGTATTTAAAAGATAAAGAATTTAAAGAACAAGTAATTTTAAATGATGCTTTAACTATAAGTGGAAGTAATTTATAAATAAAGGAAATAAAATGGCTGAGAAAAAGGTTAGAACTAAGAAGAAAATACTCCTTCTGTCAGACGACCTGAGAATGCACTCTGGGATTGCGACAGTTAGTAAAGATATGGTAATGGGAACACTGGATAAATATGAGTGGTGTCAGATTGGTGGTGCTATAAATCATCCAGATAGTGGTAAAATAATGGATTTAAATGAAGCAGCAAGTAAAGAAACCGGTATTAAACACGCTTATCTTAAAATATATCCAACTTCAGGTTATGGTAGTCCGGATTTACTTAGAGAAGTCATGGAAATAGAAAAACCAGATGCAATCCTACATTTTACAGATCCAAGATTTTGGATATGGTTATATCAAATGGAACATGAAATAAGACAAAACATTCCTATTATGTATTTGAATATATGGGATGATATTCCAGATCCGATATATAATACGAATTATTATAGAAGTTCAGATTTATTGATGTCAATATCAAAACAAACTTATGGTATTAATAAAAGAATACTTTCTAAATTTGGTTATGAAGATTGGCAATTAAAATATGTTCCACATGGAATAAATTCAG